GCGATTATCCGTAAATTACGATGTCCTCGATAACTCCGTATTGCGCCCCTGCAGCCATTCGCATAACTACACGAACGTTGTCATCTCCTAAAGTAGCCGAAGTGTCAATTACTCTAACTTCTTGCGTATCGCTTAAAAGTGAACAACCAAAATAAAGGTTAGATACGGTTGTAGCTAACATTGAATCGGCAGGCAATCCGTTAGCCATAAAGATAGGCAATCCGTTGAACGTCAACGCTCCGTTGTTGTACCACATAGTACCTTGAGCATTAACCCCTGAATTTGAAGTAGCCGCTACTGCGAAACCACCCAATGCAGCGACATAAGCCTTAGCTACGTTTTGAGAAACATAAAGTTTTAAGTCAGGTTTTCCGTACAAAGAAGCAGGGATAGCATCGTAAACTAATTGCATTTGGGCAATTACGTTAGTAGCATCAATAGCAACTCCAACGATGTTTTGCGCTACTGGAAGAGCGGGATCGGCTTGAGCAGTTGTAAATAATCCGTCAAATTGACCTGACGTTGCAGAAGAACCTTGCCAAATAGAAACCTCGTTAGCGGCTGCAACTTTCTCAGAAGCATAAGCTATTAAGTAATCAGCAAAAGATTTAGGCAAAGTATCAAAAGACGAATAACCCATTTCGATTGATTGCCAAGTTGAATGAAATTGAGACTTACAAAAAGTTAGGTTTACTTGTAGGTCTTTTACTTCAAGAACTCGCTCGGTTAAATCAACAGTAGAAGTAGGTGTAAAGTCGCAGGTGGCATCTTTTAGAATGTCGTTTGATTCAACCCTTTGAATTACTGATTTAAATTTTACGTTAGGCATAACGGTAACCCCTCCGCCTTCGATTGTTGGTGCGCTCAAAAGAGCCGCAGAAACGTACTTACCAGCCCATTGACCAGCGTACGATGTTGTGATGTTAGTTGTTGTTGGCATTTTATTTTAAAAAATTAATTATACATTTTGTTAAGAACGGAATCCATTATACCTTTAGATGCTTTTTTACCGATTTTAAAATGGTCGGTTTTTGCTTCGTTTTCAGGATTAAAAGCGATAGGTTCAGGGGCTTCTGAAAGTTCGGTCATTGTTTCTTCGACTTCGTCAACTTTAGATAACTTAGCTAATTCGCTTTTTAATAGTTCGTTTTCTTTTTTAAGTTTTTCCATTTCACTAAAGAATGTTTCTTTAACGATGGATTCGATTGTTTTCTTTGGAGTAGATACAGGGGCTTCGGTTGTCATTTCTTCTTCGGCTACTGGTTCGGCAACTTCTTCGGTTACTTCTTCCTCTTTAACTTCTTCTTCTTTTTCTTTGATTTCAGAAATGATTCCTTCTTCAACTATAACTAAGATTCGCCCGTCTTCTAATTCGTATTCGCCTACTGGAACGGCAATTTTTTGTTCGTCTTCAGTTACGACAAAAACTTCTTTTCCTGTTTCAAAAGTTTCGGCTTCGATTTTAGTAACCCCATCGCCCATTAACATTTGCTCTAACTTAATTTCGTTAGAAAGCATAGCTTTGATTTTTTCTAATAGTGTACTATTTTTCATTTTGTTTTTATTTATAATTTATTAGGTAAGTAAAACGCATCGTCAAGTTCTCTTTGTCTATCGACAAAACTTTTAACTAACGGAAACTCATTTGGGTCTAATCCAAGTTCTTTTGCTTTTTGCTTAAAATCCCCCCAATTAGTGTTTGCTTTATCTATTGAATCTAAATAGGTTTTTCTCATTTCTAAACGTAATGCTTTTAATTTATCTAAACCTTTTTTCATTCTTACAGCATCGTCTTCAAGAATTTTAATAGTCGCTAACTCCACTTCGTGCGTACCTAACTCAACTTTGTTGGCTTGGATTTCGTCCGCTTTGTTGATTTTGTCTAAAATGTTTTTCATATCCTTATAACTTATTTAATTTTTGTTTGTTGCATTTTTAGTTACCGCCTGTACCATTATTCGTGCTTGAATGGTTCGTGTTTTGGTTGGTTGTTTGACTTCCTGTCGTTTGGTCGTAAGTGCTTCCTATTCCTTGATTTTGTAAATCGCCAGTACAACATTTTCGGTTGTAAGTTCCGTCTTTGCATAGGCAACCACGCTTACCGCCTCTTGGGCTTGACCGCTTTTCTTCTTTCATCCTTGACCTTTATTTAGTTTAACGTAATTCTTTGAAGTTTTTAGTTTGCTCGTTTTACTTTTGGCGTGTATGTTAGGACGTTTTACCTTTGGTTTGCGAACGTGAACTTTTACGTTAGTTTGTTTAGCCATTCTATAAGCCTAAAAGTTTCTTTAACTCATTGATTACTTCGGTAGCTTCGTTTTCCTCTGCGCTCATTTCGTATTTATCCGCAAAGTAACCTTCGATTGAAAAGCCTTTAACTTTGCCTTCTTTAACGTCGTTCCAAACTTCTTCGTTATTTACTTTCATCGAAATCATCCAAGTTCCTTTTGGTAAGTCGAATCCGTAAAGTTTAGATTTGTCTTTTTGTTTGTCTTCAATTATCCAAGATTCGACAACCGACAACCCTTGAATTTTTTTCTCGTGTTCGTAAGTTGCGTTGTTTTGGTTTGACCGCATCAGGAATAGTTCACTTGCTTTTCTAATCGTGTCAGACGAAAAGTAAATATAATATTCCTCGTTCTTGTTGTTTTTTCGGTAGATTTGTTTGTTTGGGATTAGAGCCGCACCCATTAGGATTCGTTTCTCAGTGTCTATTTCTTTGAGTTCGATTTCGTGTTTTGCCAAGGCTATGAAGTTTTCTTCGATAGCAGGACTTTTAACTAAGCTTACCGCTTCTATTCCGCCTTGTTCGTCTTCGGCTTCGATTATCAATTCTATGATTCTCATAATATATTAATTTAAAAATGGTTAAAGTGTTGCGTTTTCAATTCGATTCCTGTCTAAGGACTGAGCAGTCGTAACGTGTCCGCTCACGACAAATGCCTGTGTGGGTTGTTGTTGAAGTTGGGCTAATTGATTAAGTCCATTGTTTCCAACTACGTTAAAGTTAGGTGCTTGTCCACCACCCGCAGTTAATCCGCCTACGTCTCCACCACCGCCACCACCACCACCTGAAGTGCTTCCGCCACCTTCAAACTTTTGTGAAGCAATTTTCTTTACATTCAGGATTCCCGCCGCTACGGCTATCCCTGCCGCTACCGCCCCTAATGCAGGGCCTACCACTGGGATTCCCGACATCGAAGCATAAGCCGAGTTGGCCGCCTTGTAAGTGTCAATGGTTGCACTTGCTATATCTGCCCCTTTCTTTATATTAAATGCTTTGAGTTGCCCCGCTTTTGATTTGGCATTAAAGGCTAAGGCTAAATCCCCAATGGCTTGAAATTGTTGCTTCGTTGCGTCTAAGTTTTTGTTTAAATTATCTTGTCTTCGCTTCTTGTCTTCATCTGCAAATTTCTTCTTTATGGCATCTACTTCCCTTCCTTTTGCTTCTTCCAACGTCTTTTCGGCTTCAGCATTTCCCTTAGCCATACGTTCCATTTCGGCATATTTTTCCTGCACTAAATAAAGTTCCCTCGCTTGGTCTGATAGTTTTGCTTGATAATTTAATTCCTCCAAGTTTTCAATCTGCATATCAAACTCTAACTTTCGTTTGCGTTCGTCTTCCGCCATTTTCTTTTGAAAGTCTTCCGTTCTTTTCTTGACTTCTGCTTGGTGCTTTTCGTCTATTGCGAGTAAGTCTTGATTTAAAATCAACTTAGCATTCGTTAGGATTTCTTTTTCAGCTTCCGTTAAGTTTGCTTCGGCGTTTAATCTTAAGTCCGAAGTAGCTTTTATGTACTCCTTTTCACTTAGCTTTCCGTTTTCAAATTTCTTGTCGAGTGCGGCTTGTTCCTCCGCCATTTTTTCCTTTAGAAAGTTGTCTTTGTAATCATTGAAGGCATCTTGTCGGAGTGCTTTTTCTTTATCAATTCCGTCTTGCATTAACGCAAGTTTTTGATTCTCTAATTCTTCAGCTAATTTGGATTCGTCTTCGTATTGCTTCTTAATGAAAGCCATTAAATCCTGTTTGGTTTTCTTAGCATTTTCCGCCCCTTTAACGGAATTTTCCGCCTGTAAAATCTCAAGGGCGTTGATAGCCCCAACCGTTTCCTTATAGCTTTCTGCGATAGCCTTGTTTGATTCCTTTAACTTTTTCTTTAGGCTTTTATATCTATCAGAATCCTCCTCCTCTAAAGCGGCTAATAAGCCTAATTCAATGACATACGTTTGGGCTTTTTCTTTTTGTAGTTTTATGAACTCACGACCTGCAGTTATTTGGGCTTTTAATTTCTTAACTTCCAAAGCAAATGTCTCTTTTCCGAATGCTCGCTGAAGGTTGATTTCGTGTTCAAGTCGAGCCTGTTCCGCCTTCGATTCTTTTTGCAGAGCCTTTATCCTTCTATCCGTCTTTTTCTCGTGGGCTTCTGCGGCTGCCTTAGCGTTTTTCTTTTGTCGTGCAGTTTGTTCATCGTCTATAAATCCAAAATATTCAAGGGCTTTAATTGCCGCATAGACAAGTCCTGGGATTACCAAAAACCACGCAATAAAAATCTTTAACCCTTTGCCTAATTTTTCAAATTGATGATAAGCCCACAACACTTTTTCCCCTGCATATTTGAATAATTGAGCAACCTTATCCATATTCGCTATAAGCAACCCGATAGCCACAACAATCGCCCCAATTCCTGTTGAAATTAACGCAGTTCTAAATACCTTCATAGCATTAGATGCCACCCCTGTAGATACCGATACCCCTGTTTGAGCAGCGGCTAAACCGCCCGAAGCAGTTGCTTGAAGCCCTGTCGTTACAACGTTGGCTTTATCGATAGCCGCCCCAGCCATAGTAACGGCATTCTTTTTGAATAACCCCGAAACTACGTCCTTAATTACCGTGTATAATTGCTTGAATGAATCCTTTGCCTCCATTAACCCTTGTAGCCCTTGCGATAGTGCCATAGCACTTTGCACTTTCAGTAAAGTTGCCTGAACGGCTTCCCCCTCAATTCCGACTAATCCTAAGCCACCTTGAACCGCTTGGAATCCGTCTAACACCCCACCTACGGATTTCGTAACTGCGTTAAATTTTGCATCAGGATTAAAGGCGTCTACTAAGTTATTTGTGTCTGATATTTGGTCTTTCAACAAGGACGCCGCCTTAGCCGCCTTTACGGCTTCTGCGGAAGTTTCCCCATAGGCTTGACTAACCTTTTGCAATTCAATTACTGCTTCCTTATATTGCGCCTTTAAGGACCTTGTGTTGTCTTTGATTTCTAAATCAATCGTCCGTTTTTCCGCCATTTTTATTTAGTTTTTTTAAGTATAATTCCCTTAACATTTGCTTGAATGCGGGTTTAATCCTGTCGTGTAGTTTATATTTTCCTTTCGCTATCTCAATGTATTCGTGTTCGCCTACAAACTCGCCTACTTGAAGTAACTGAATTATGGTATTTATGTAACTCATATCTTAACTATTATTATTTGGTCGTCTTGTGTGTCTCCATTCGGAAACAAGTAAGTAACATCGATTGTGGTCGTTGGGTCTGCGCTAAATCTAACGTAGATTTGTTGGCTCGATTCAATCATTACTGGGTCTATAAAGACATCAGTTTGAGTGCTTGAAAACATAGCCTTTAATGCTGTGTTAGGTAGGCTTACTCCGATTAGTCCATCGTCTTCGGCTTCCCCAACTTGTATGATTTTAATTGGTTCGATAGGCATAAAATCATTTAAAAGTTCGAACGTAGTTTCACCCGTTGTCATATTCGTTTTCATCTGATTAATCAAGTACCTTTTATCCCGAATGATTAGCCTGTCGTTTAATTGAAGTCCCGTTAAAAGTGAGACGGGTAAATTCGCCTTAATCGTAGTTAATCGGTTCTTAGCATTGAAGAGATTTGTTAAATAAGGAAAGTAATATGTCGCGAATAAAGATTGATTGATAGCAGTTAGCCAATGCGTTGACGTTTCAGGTGCAAAATTCGTGGAATAATCTACCCCCATAACTTGCAAATCTTGACCGAACATAACGTAGTCATTCGTTGCCGTTGGCGGGTTTGTTCCGTCTGAAAGTTTAAAATCTTGAACTAAATTAACCCCTCCGAATTTATAAAGGATGCAAGGTTTTGGGATATACGGAGCAAAAGCATTATCCAAGGAGTAACCGACTTGCAACCCTGTTGGAATATCGTGGTCGACAAACGGATTAAATAGTAAGTTTTCAAATGGAACTTCTATGGTGTATTCTCCGCCATCGTATGGATATTGGTATTCCGTGTTTCCGTATTCTCTGAGTGCTTGGTCGAAGAATGCTTTGTTCATAAAGGAGTTTGACTGCTGATATTTGAACGCAATTTTCTTGTAAAGTTTTACCCTATCTACTCCGATTTCGGTTTTATCCGTGAACTCGGTTATGTCCACGACCGCCCCCGAAGCGTACCAATCTTGCAAAGGAATAATCTCAAAGGTATTAACCCCTGTCGCAAAACAAGTTAAGTTAAATTCCTTTAAAATCCCCGCAATAAAGTCATTAATCTTCATTAACGGGGCGGAGTTGGCTAAGTCCGTGAACGTGGTTAAGTTGTTTGTGTTCGTGGAATACTGGACAAAATCATTTTGTGGGGTAATTCCAATGAAATAACTTACCCCATACGTTAGTACAAAATCCACGCTTAAAGGAGCCGAAGACCTAATCTGAAAAGTATAAGTGTCATTTAACCCTTGCGTGTTTGTGATAAACCCTAAATTGCCCCCTATCGTAGTGTTGAGACAAGTCCAAGTAGCGAATAGATTTCCGTTCCTGTAAACGTCAATATAATAAGTAATTGCAGGGTTTGAAATTGTATTAACTGCTAAGGAAACCCCGTGCCAATTAACTCCGCCTAAGTAAGTTAAATTAACGCTTGAAGTTGCTATATCAACATAAGGAAGTAAGTTGTAAAGACCATACCCACCACCCCCTATGAATGAACTTAAAGTTATGTCCTGAGCTTCGGAAGTGAATACAAATTGATTTCGATTTTTATACCATAAGTAAGCCTGTGTGAATTTTGGATCCGTTAAAAAAGCTCCCGTGAAATTAACCCCGTAAGTTTGCTCAATGATTTGAAATATTGAAGCCACTCGAACCGCAGGGAATAACTCCGTGTAAACGATTGCGCCTAAGTTATTAGTAATGTCGTTTCCACCGATTGAACCTAACCAATTAGGTATGTTTCCATTAGGGAAGAGTGGTCCGTATTCCCAAATCCTGTTAGAACTAATTAAAGGATAGCATACGTCATAATCAGTCGAAGCGTCCACTACTCGGTTAAATACTTCCGTGAACGTGTAATCGTGGTTTAAGGTCGTATAATCTAAGTTGCTTAATAGGTCCTCTCCAAAAATGTCTTTAAGGGTAGTTATGCTTCCGTAGAATGTTACCGTATATGAGTTGGGTTGTCCGTTTTTTAGTTGCGACTTTTCCATTTGGATTTTACCCCTACGAAAAAACGTCATATCTATTTCAATATAACCATCCAAGCGTTCCTGATAGTTAATTGAACTATTGATAGCGTTTTCGTAGAAGTATTGCCAAACTGCATTGTTTCTCGGACTTGTTGGAATCGTGAATGACTGCGAAAAATCCGTAAAGGTTTTCGATATGTCTTGGACGTTTTGAATCGTGGAAGTTACCTCGATTGATTCGTCATTGAACAAGTCAAGTTGCCTACCTTCTACGAAAATTCTTACTTGCCTTTTCATTAAATTACGTTGTTTATTAGGTCGTTGCTTTGCTCAAATTCAAGGACATAATTAATCATCTTATTGTTTATGTTTTTTTGCTTTTCTACGGATTTCGTCTTTAACTTGACAGGCATATTATTTAGCAAAATTCTTTCGCTTAACATAAGTTGTTGAAGGTTGTTATTAAAGGTTTCATCTACCCACCCAGTATTAACTCGATAGCCGATTGTTCCGTTAGTGTTAAAGGTTTGACGTTGGTTCAATAATTCGTTGTAACTCCAAAAAGGAACGGAGCCTTCTTGCATCAAGTTAAATTCGGTAGTCGTTACTTCTAAGTTTTCGAAACTCGCTTTAAAGAAAAACTCCCTTTGCCAAGCCCCGTACATATTAACAAAATCCACTACTTGAACATCGTACTTGCACTCTTCAATCGGATTAAAAGTTGATGTCCAACTTAAAACCGCCATAGGGGTAAATATCTCAACTATGTTTCCTGTCAAATAATAACTTGGGTAAACCCTGTATAGGTTATAATAGTCATTTGAAGCAATCGTATATGAGTAAGTTAAGCCTGTTTGAAGTTGCGTATATTTGACTTCCCACCCTGTTTCTAACCACGCAACAAAAGTACCACCTCGTTGAAGTTGGTTGCTTATAGGGGTGTTATTAGCATCAGACCAAAAGTAGTAGTTTTGTTCGTCTAAATGTACGGGCATTGCTTGACCGTGAGTAGGGTTAAACCCTTGTGAGTAAAGCCCGAAACCATCAAATCCGTAGTAAGTTGCCGTTGAAAGCGCAACATAAGATTGCGTGAACGGGTCAAGCCAATACGTCTTAACATCAACTAAAATATATTCCGATACCGAAAGCAACCCACTATCGGTTGAATAATTATTCACGAAAGTGTTATGCTCTATATACTCCATTAAGTACGGAGAAATATTATACAATGTTTGAGTGTTGTTACTTGCAGGAATCAATTTCTCTAACGTGTAACTCGGCGATACGGGTGCGGGCGTTCCACTTTGGTAAATGTATAATTCTACCTTGCTCCCTGTTTGAGTAGGTTGGTTGATTTCCACAATATACGGGCTTCTTGCAAAGATTCGGTTAATAGCCATAGTTCTTAAAGTTTTCTTTCATTATTGTGTCGAATAGTTCTTGACCTTCTAAGCCATAGGCTTCTATCATTTCATTTGGTAGTTTGGTAAATGCTTTTTCAAATGGTTTCGTAAAGAATAAAGATGGCTTGATTCCCTTTTGCCAAATTGAACGAATGATGATTCTGCTCGTTGCATCATTGGACAAAAATTGTCCTTTTTCATTTCTAAATTGGATTCGTCTTTTCGCAACCCATTTTCGAATCCCTTCCGTTAAACCGCCTTTTTTCCCTGTGCCTGTTCCGAATCTAAAGTTGCTTAAACTTTTTCCCGAACTTACACCTTTTACTCCTTGGTCTTGGTAGAAACCATATTCCGCCATTTGAAAAAAGAACCGAATCGAGTTAGGCATAACTTTAAAATCAGCCTTTAAGGATTTCATCAGTTCTCCTGAAGCATTTTTTTTGCGTAGATTATTCTTCGCTTCCCGAATGACGTAATCACGGAACTTTTCAAGTGCTTTTCTTTGGTGCGCTTTTTCTAACATCGTGTCATTTCATTTGGAAAATCTACATCAAATGTCATTGCCCAACCTGCTAAGTAGTTTTCAAATCTCTCGGTAAATGGTTCGCAAGTTGGAGTTCCGTTCAAGTGGTATAAGTCATCGAATAAGTTTCCGTGTTTAAGCATTTCGAATGCCCGGTTTAAAACCGCAAGTTGAGTATTCAAAACGTCTATTTCATTATCTGCGGTCTCGAATGAGTCGGGTGCTTCGTCTTTTCTTTGGCTTACGTTGTCCATTGCTAAAAGAGTGACATTCGCAGTCATAACATTGTCGTTGAAAGTAACCTGATTAACCATAACGTGAACCAGTGGGAAAATGGTTTGTTTGCCTAAATCCACATTGAAAATCGACCCTTGCGAAATAGTGTTCACAATTGGATCCGAATTGAAGTGGGTTCTTAGTTCATTTAATAGTGAAAAGTAGCCTGTCATTTGTAGCTTTTTTTAATTTCATTTAATTCGATTTCGTTTTTTTCTGCTTCGAAAGTGAGATAAGTGAGACATTGATATAATCCGTATCGAGTAACTTCGTCATATTTTGTAATGTCTCCCTTAGCAAGTCCGTAGATGCTTGAATACCACCCCCATTTTTTACCAAACTGAGTTCTTTGTGAATAATCGCTTGTTCTTTCTTTGTCAGATTCGTTAATTCCGTCTCCAAATAGTTTAGGGTAGCGTTTAACAACTCGCTTCCTAAAGTCCAAAAAAAAAGCGAAGCCGAAATAGCCACGTCCATAGGAGCATATAGCATTAAGTCGCTAAATTCATTCGAACCTTTGTATTCCATTATCTCGTATTTTTCGCCTTTTCGTAAGGTAATTGGTCGGTACATTACCGCCATCGCTTTGTGAAAATCTTCCCACTTCGAAAGGTAGTTGTCTAAGTCCACATATTCGCCGAATGTAATGTTTTCTAAGTCAGGAATAAAACCGAACTCAACTTCTCCTATCTTAAAGGTTGGTGTAAATTTTGGTTTTTCTTGGAATATCTTTCTGAAGTGTACAATTAACTCATTGACACTTGTAAGTTTCATTTTAACAATTTCCTTTAACTGGATGCCACAAAATATTTCAATCATTTTCTGCGCTATAAACTCCTCGTCATTTGACGTTGATTGAAGTTTTACGAACTTCTGATAATTGATTAAAGGGATTTCATTAATCGTAGTTGGAACGGTAACTTCTAACTTCATATTTATATAATTATTTTTTCGTGTTTTTGTAACTCAGGATAAATTCGTGAGCCTTTAATAGCATATCAAAATGAACGGGAAACCGCGCCATATTATTAAACACTATTCGAACACGAACCCCTTTTCGTTCGAAGATATAATCTTCAACTACTTTAATCATTTGCTGAAGGTCTTTATCTGATTGCATACTTTCCGTAGTTTGCCCCTATACCCAGTGTCTCCATTTCGTGGTATCGAAGCGCGTCAATTCCGTGGTTAAAATAGTCGATAGGTTTGTTTAATCGCTTTCCTTGTTTGTCGGTGTCCCAAATATACGAGCGTAATTCTTTGATTAAATTACTGCTGTTTGACGTTACTAAATAGTCTTGCCGTTGCATCACGTCAATTCCGTAGTTAATTGAATCTTTTCCTTTGGTTACTCCTTTAATAGTTATTCCATAGCGTCTGATGTCATCTATTGATTTAGGCTCTGATGAATCGGCATATACTATTACGTTTTTTGGTAAGATTTTCGCTATGTCAGAATTTAAAAGTCCTGTTTGATATTTGATTTCATTTACAATTCGTTGTTGATTGTAAACATAGATTTCGATTATAGCCGTCGGGTCATTCGTATAACCGAAGTCAAGCCCTATGCCTACTAATTTTGCTTCCTTTGGTATCGTGTCAATTTGCTTCCAATTCGAAAACACAACTCCTTCGAGCATTCCTAATTGACCTTCTCCGTAAACCTTCCACCAATTCGCCCAGTAAGTACTTGTTTTTGCTTTGTCTCGATTCTTTTCGATTTGGTCTATAATTGATTGGTCTAATGCTTCGTTGTCTTTGTAAGTAAGAATCAGGAAATCGGAATCGGGTTCGTCTTTTAGCTCCTTGTGAACCCAAAATTCATTTGCAGGGTTAAAATCTAAATAAACTTCTTTTCGTGTTCGAATCGACAACTCATTATACGCATCAAAGGTGACGTTGTTGCACTCATTGATATAGAGAATATCCCTTCTTGCCCCTCTTAACTTACTGGAATCATCTGCGGAAAAGAATTCAATTACCGAACCATTTGCGAACTCATATCGGAGTAAAGATTTGTTAAACCTATCTTCGAAGAATCTGCCCGTCCATTTCATTATCTTTAAGAAGTCCTTTAGCGCACCCCGTCTTAAATGTGGTATTGTTTCTGCAACTACGCTTATTTCGATTCCTTCCGTTCGTGCGGCTCGGTCAATTAACACTGGTAGAATTCCAAAGGTCTTACCTGCCGAAGTTCCACCCTGAATAATCTTTATCCGTTTTTTAAGACTGAGAATCTTCCGTATTGCTGTTGTTTTAATAAACATATTCCCATTTATAACCACAAGCAGTTTTGCGATATTGTTTTTTATTTAATACCTCACTAATTCTTGGTATTTTATATCCTGCATCTCCAATTAAATGTAATGCATCCCAAATTTTAATTAATTCATTATTCAAAGATAATTGTTTAATCTTTTTTTTATTTGAATGTCTAATATTTAATTGATTTGTAGTCCATTCTAAATTAGAAGCATAATTATTTAAATGATTTTCATCAATGTGATTTATAATAGGATAATTATTTGGGTTTTCTATAAAATGTAATGCAACAATTCTATGAGTTGGTTTAAATACTCTTTTACCATTAATCATTAATCCGTGGGCTTTATATTTTTTTCTACCAACAAAACTTCCTTTTAATATTTCATTAGTTAATTTATTTTTAATTCTACCGTAATTACTCACTTCATAATTGTTAGCGAAATTTATTTCCTTCCAAATTTCAATATTATTCATCTTCATTTTTATTAGTTTCCTCAATATCTCCAAATAATGGTTGTTCTACGTTTGTAATTTCTTTCTTTTCGACTAAGTTATTTAGTCTCGCCGTTATGCTTGAATTATAGATACCTGCCATACCACCACCTATTTGGTCGTTGCGAACTTCTTTCCTTATGCGTGAAGCGATAGTTAAAAAACGCTTGTATCTTCCATTCGTATTCGCAAAATAATGGCTTAAATCGCCTATAACTCCTATCTCAGCGCAATAACATTCAAAGCCATCAATAGTTAATGGGCGTTCTAATTCAGTAAATTCACTTCTACCTTCTTTACCTACAAAGGTGTGTTTCATTATAGGATTTTGCTTTGTTTCTCTCTTATAGTTTTCGAATAGCCCCCATAAGTGTTCGGGTGATTCTATTTTGTTTGGTCTTCCCATTTTTTGTCCTTGTTTTAATAGCCTTTATTCCGATTCTAATTCGGCTTCAGGCATTGAATTTTCCTCCTTATAGATTGCGTAAAGTGAATTTAACTTATTTACAACTTCCCTTAGACAACTTCCACACGATGTAGGTTGCATTTTTTCCTTTAATACTCGGTTGTAAATCTTTAGTAATTCCCGTTGCTCACTGGGACTTACTGAGTTTCTACCTCTTTTGAAAAACGTATCCAAAATTAAGTATTCGTCTTCCGTTAGGCATTCAGGTTTCTTGTAGCGCCAAAGTTCGTTTAACTTTTGTTTACGTTCTTCGCACCCGCAGTCTTCTCCTAATATCCATTTAGCAACTTTTGCTACTCCCGTAGCTTCTAAAATTTGTTCTACGGTGTCGCCAAGTCCTTCGGCTTGTTTCTTTTTTCGTGCCATAATTTAATTTTTATATGTTAATACTTGTTCTTTAGTTCCTAATATAATAGTGTCGTCGGTTAGTGTTTCGGTTTTAATTACTTCTAACCCGTGGTGTTCTTTTGGGTAGGTCGTATATTCTTTCGACAACCAAAACTTAACCTTTATTTCTCGCAGGGCTTGGGAACTCCAACCCGTTTTTTTTATCATTTCAGTTAATACCCTTCTTTTTGCTTTCATTTTATTAATTCAAAATCCGTGTTTTTGTAGTCCTCGTATTCTTCGCCAACGGCTTCCCGTATCTTTGCCTTGCAGTTTTTTAAAGTGTTAAAAATCGAACTGCTTGAAATAGTAGTTTCTTTGGCTATGTCTCTTATGCTTAAATCCGTGTCTTTATACACTTCGAATAGTTTTTGGTCGTACCAATGCCAACTATCCACCTCGTCCTGTATCTTCATTAATAACTTATAGTAGGCTTCTTCTTTCTCCATTTCGCTTGGTTCGTCTTTTACTTGGACTTGTTCGAGCGGGACTTTTTCCAATCGTGAATTACTGCGTAAATGTAAAAGGTAAAGATTCCGCAAAGTAAAATACATAAATCCTTTATTGACTTGACCATTCTTAATTATGTTTTCGGGTTGGCAATACTTATAAATTCTTAGATAGGCTTCTTGTACTATGTCTTCAGCAAAAAAATCTTCGCCAAAACTTTTAACCAATTTTACCCATTCTTTGTGGTCTTTTGCCACGTCCTTAAGCCATTCCATAGTGCTTAGTTTGTTGTCAAATATAATGATTAATTTTTAATCACAACAAAATATAAAAAAAAAGCCACCTTATTCGGGTGGCAATCCATTGTAAAAACGATAAACAAACGCGTCTAACTTCTTGGCAGTTTCTAAACTTACAGGTTTACCGAGTAAGAACCTATCTAAGTTATATTGGTGCATTTTGTGTCCTCGTTCTTTTATTTCGGTTACTATTTGATTCCGTGTTTTCGTTTCAAGAATCTTACGTAAATAACCTCTTAAGGAGTAGTCGTCTATAAACATAACTAAAAGGGTAAATCGTCTTTTTCAATTATTTGCGTGTGAACTTGTTTCGGGGATTCGTTCACGTAAGGTTCGCTAAATGAACACGAAAAATACTTAGTACCTTTGCTTGATTCCTTAAACCAAAGCGCTATCTCCATTTCTTTTCCGTTTACGTTTACTTTACCTCGGTAGTCGGGGTGCGTTTCCTTCGTCTTTTTGTCGTTCTTAAAAATCGCTCCAGTGTTGTTTTTTGTTTCCATTTGTTATTTATTTAAGTTTATTTCGTGTTCGTTTAAGCTATCGTTTAAAAAATCTCGCATTCGTTCAACTATTAACATTTCGTCTTCGTTTAGTTCTTCGTACTTGTACATCTTACGTAGTTCTTGTTGAAGTTCCCAAAGCACGTTTAACATAGCTTGTCCCTTAGTTGCGCAATAGTATTCAGCTTCTTCGTCAGGTAAGTTAAATTCAATCGTTGCTTTCATAGGTTTGTTTATAGTATTTTTCTGCTGTTGAATATGGCTTATCTCTTAATAAAAATGATGTGTTATAAGCCTCAATTATCTGCTCCTTTTCCATTGCTTTGGCTTGTTGTATTTTTTCAGCTAATACCCAAGATTGTATTTTAATAATATAATTCTCTTGGTCTTTAATATCAGCAAAATCATATTCTTTTAATTGCTCAACCAACCACTCTACTGCCATTTGTTTCATTGTTCTTGTTGTTTAAAAAAATATTTGTGTTTTAATTATTTTTTGAAGTGTTAAAAGCATTTTTTGATTTTTTTCTTTATGGTTTAACTCTTCACTAGAAGTACCATATTCCCAACCTATTATTTTATAAACATTTCCATCAAAAAAAACCATTTGGTCTTCTATTATAAAACAAGGGCTAATATAAAAATATGCTTGTATTATATAATCTTCTTCTGTCAAATGAAACGATGTTATATCTATTGCTTTCATATCTCTTTCTTTAGTTTCTGATATTCTGATATTCTTGTTATCCAATTTAAAAAATCTTGTTCTGAATTATTATTTTTAGCTATATTACACATCTTACAACAAGCTACAATATTATTATTTTCATATCCTTTTGTATTATCTACTCTATCAATACCATTATATTTAACATTATAATAAGACTTCATATAAGTATTAGATGGTTCTATTCCACAATAATGACAATTTGATTTAATTATATTTAATGCATAATCAAAATCAACATTAAAACTTAATTTTCTTGCTTTTGCATTTTGCCTATAACTAGAAAAAATACTTCTATAACCTCCATCTTGTTTTGCTAATTTATGTCTTGATTTTGCAGAATTTTCTACTGATTTTTTAGACTTTAAACATCCACAAGATTTACTATTATTTCTTAAAATTGCTGAAGTATTTAGTTCTATTTTATTACCGCAATCACATTCACATAACCACATTCTTTTTTTTGTAGTTCCGTACATTCTACTTGGTAATATTTCAACAACTGTTAACATATTATATTTTAATCCAGTTATATCTCTTAATTTAGCACCCATTTTCTTTTATTTTTTTAATTGCAGCTTCTAAATATAAGGATAAATCCATAGCTTCTTCTTGTGCTTCAGTTAACCAATCTATTATGCTATAATCTTTCCTATCCAGGTTAGTACCGTACTTCTGCTGCCCCCTCTTACTCCTCTCATAGTACTTAGCCATCACTGCCAATAGGATGCTGTCTTCGTGTTTAATTGGTTCTTGGTCGTGTGTTATGTTCATTTTTTATTGTTTTCTAATTGGTCAATTTTAGCTTTATAAACCCAAATTTCATTTTTTAAATCTTGTATTTCTTGATTAAATTTTCTTATTTGGTCTTCGTGTCTTCTTACCCGTTCTTTGTAATATAAAATTGATTCTATCGCTTTTTCGTATCTATCTAATATGTTATTTACTAAAAATTCTTTCATATCGTTTGCATTAATAAGTTATAGTATTCTCGGCATAGTTCGACACGTTCTTTAATTTGCTCGATTACTTGTTCGTCTTTTTGCACGAACCAATATTTAACCCTGCGGTTTTTTGGAATGTGGCTAAACTTGTGCTTCGCTTCGATTTCTTCGCGTAGTTCCTGCGATTCGTCTATAAGGTGGAATTTCCAGTGAGCGCGTCTTATTTCGTCTTCAGCCATTTCGCTTGGGGTATCTATAAGACAATAAGCTAAAATAGATTCGTTTTTACCCGTTAACCACATATACCCTTGTAACTGATAATAATAATCTTTGTTAGGTAATTCGGTTTCGAACCACGGAAAAGTTGAAGCGTCCCAAGAACTTTTAACGTCTATTAATACCTCGTCCGTGTTTACGTCGGGAGTTCCTGTTATCCAATCGTTTGTAAAGTGTTCGTCGTTCTTGTAAATAAACTTAAAATTCAAAACATCGTTAACAAGCGCTATCGATTCTTCTTCGACTTCGTTTCCTTTATCCGTGTAACGTGAACTAAATTCTTTGCGGATTCCGTATTTTTCTTTTAATACGATTTCTTCAACATATGACTTTGCCGTTTGCGATAGGACTTCCCCCGACTTGCGGGGGCTACTCATTATCTTACCAATTTTAGAACATCGGACTTTCATACGTTTTCAAGTAATTTAGTTTGACCTTCGGTTAATTCAAACTTTTCGATTAGTTCTTCCTTGGTGTATTTACCTTCTGCTATCATTTCTAAAGCCTTGCCTAATCGTTTGTTATCGATTGTTGGTTTTTTCTTTACTTGTTCGCCTGAAGCGTCCGTGTCTTTGTCGGTAACTAATCCAAGTGCAGAACTCAAAGCGTATCTTCTAAAGTAAGTAACACCACTTCCAAAACTTTGGTAATCGTTCATTCCTTTTAATTCGACTTGTGGAATAGCCACCTTTGATTCTAATGTTTCTCCACTTTCAACGTGGAAAATAACCGTAGCAATGTAATCGATTCCTTCTTTAGTATCGAGTAACTGCGTGAAGCCTAATCCGTGTTTTTTTAGAAGCGGGTTAACTACTTCAAAAATCTTAGGTAAATCTGCGTAAGAATACCCATAGCCTTGCGTCCCTTTGTGAATTACGGGTACTTCTTGTTGGAAGGCTGCCAACGACTTAAATAAATGTTTCATAGCGTATAAATTAAAACGTGCGTTAACCAAGTCGCACCCCTTGTTTTGTTATTAATCAATAAGATTTGCGATACATACCACGTTGCCATTTTTTATTATTCTTAAATAATAATATTCGGTTTCAACTAAATTTGAATAGTTATAAGTTGCGTCGGTTTCAACCTTAAACCCAAATAATTTACAAAGTGTTTCAAATCGATACCATTCAGCGCGATTAAAATTTAATGTTTTCATAGCGTTTTCGTTTTTAATTATACACAAATATAAATACTATTTTTTAATCTGCAATACTTCGATATAATTTATTTGTTAAAAAATGTTAAATTTTTTTTCCTTCTTCGATATTTATTAGCGTGTAGGTCTTTTCGATAGGTGCTATATTTTCGAAGTCCGTTGTTTGTGGCATACGGTTATTGGTTATCCAATTAGGTTTTATGTTGCGTAAATCGAATGCGAAGATTCCGTTAGGAGTTGAGTTTATGTAAATAGGTTTTTCTTCTTGTTCTACATATCGTTGTATCATATCAACGTACTTTATTTTTTCTAGAATTAAATTCGGGTAGTGTTTTCTTCTACATTTTAGTTCTATTCGTGTTTTTGTACTTGGGGAAAAACAATCCCATTTATCATAACGTCCCGTGCTTCGTTCTAAGTCGGGAAAATAGTTTTCTTTCAGGTAATTAAATAATACTGATTCGTTCATAGCGTTTTTATTTTTTCTTTGTAAGTTTCTATTATTTCTTTGAGTTCGTCCCGTGTGTATTTTCTTGTTTCGTGTGCTTTTGCGTGGAGTTCTATTAATTTATCCGCGCCTATTCTTTGTTGGATTCCTATTTGGTAGTTTAATAAGTTTCCGTGTTTATGTTGATTACACGTTACGCACTGGCCGTGAACGTTGTTTTCATCGAATGTAACGGCTTTGTGTCCACCACTACTAAAATAATGCCCTGCGTCAAACTTTGAACCGAGTTTACAACCGCAACTTACGCAAGGTTTATCCTTATCTCGTAGCCTTATGTACTTATTAAACACTACTTGGGCAAGTTTAGTTAGTTCTTGAACGGTTTGTAGTTCGTCTTTAAGTACCTTTTTCTTCTTTTTCCATTGTTTTTCCTTTTCAAGTTCTACCCAAACACGGACACAATCAGTATCAAAGCAAAACTTTTGATTAAATCGAACGGGAGTAAATTCGGCTTTACAGTTCTTGCACTTCATTACTCGTAATTTAAGGCTTTATTAATGGCTTCTAAACGCTTGTTTTCCGTGTTTAAGTCCAAGTTAACTAATTCTAATCGGTAAGCGTTTTGGCGCAACGCTCGGTATTCTTGCTCGAGTTGATTCCAATATACCTTACATTCCTGTAAATGTTCTAGCGTTTCTTCCATTGAATCAATTAAATCCGTTCGGTTAGGGTTCTTCGCTTTTATGTCGTTCAAACTTCCTTGAATCTTTAGGTAAGTGTGAGAAAGTAAAACTTGCGCTCGTAGTGTTGTGAAATCGTCCATTATTTTGATTTAGCGTATTTTTTAATTAATGTGTTCCCGTGTTGTTCTTGCTCAAAGTAAACTAATTTTTCTTTATCGAAAAAGATTTCGTGTTTACCTATTTTTCCGTTTGAACGCGGTTTAATCTTGTTAAAGTACAATTCTGCTTTATAAAACGTTGGGTCGTCTCGGTGTACTGTTATCATACACTTTCCCGAATTAAACCATTCCGAACCGCCTTTTAAGTCGTATGGAACTGGTGCGCTTCGTTTTCCGTTTTCCTTTTCCGTTAGCTTTGGGTGAATAATTGTATGTAAGTGTAAGTCGTTATCTTCTGCGATTTGGTTACGATACGGCAACACGAACTCTAAATACTGAGCGTAACCCCCGTAATCGTTGTAAGGGTGGTTTAAGTCCTTCCAAGAATCTATCGAAGCGGTTTCAAGTCCTTCGTCTTTTTTTAGTTGAACTGCGTAATCCCAAAATTCTATCGGTGTCATTTTCGCCTTAATATCGTCTCGCGTTAGTACCTTAAAATGGTGCGTAATCCAATCTATCGCGCTTACTATTTCATCGTCCGTAATTACATTGTACGCACTTGGGTTAAAACTTTTACCCGTTTTCTTATTGATTAAATCCGCGATTATTTCCACGTTCGAACCAACATCAGGGAAATATACTAAATGTTTCCAACCATAAAAACGGCTCGTATTCATTAAACATTCCATAAGAACTTGAGTTTTACCCGACATCGGAAAACCCGTCCAATCCGTGCAATTTCCTAAACTCATTGAATAGTATTCGTCCATTCCTTCAAATCCTAAGTATTTACCTTTTTCGTGGTAGTTGTTTCTATACCTGAATAAATCGTCAATTACTTCGTGTGCTTTTGTTATCTTAAATCCTTTCATAGTTCGTGTTTTTCTATATACCACCAACGTGGTTCAATTTCGGTGTTTAGGTCTTCGCATTCGGTGTCTTCTTCGCCACTCCAAATAATCTTTAACAACTTGTATTTAATTACTTCATTGTTTTTAGTTTCGGTAACTTGTCCGATAAAATAGCAGTCGCCGTCTTCAACGTCTTTTATTATTTCTCCTATTTTCATCTCCAACAAAAACTATTTTCGATTGTAACTTCTTTAGGTAGCCATTCGGACTTGAATCCACTCCAATTTCGTTCTACACAATTCTTGAGTATAAAATTAGGACTATTTTCGTTTTTATTTACTTCGCGGATAAATCCGTTAAACGCGGTTTCGGTGTTTGTAGCCTTTTTAACCTTGCGAACCTGAATCCAATCTTTAACAAGTTGTTCCTCGAATCCAAAAGAAACCATCGAATCATAAAAATTAAATGTATTATTCTTTTCATTCTTATTATTCTTATCATTCTTGTTTGTTGTTAGTTGTTTGTTAGTTGTTTGTTGATTGTTTGTTAGTTGCTTGTTAGTGTCTTCGGTTTCATCTTGGTAACTATCATATTTACAAATAGTTATAATGGTAAATTTGTTTGTTGATTTTACTTCGATTTCATTTGTGTTTTCCAACTTTTTCAAAAGTGTTCTAAGCGTTTGTAAACTGATTCCCGTATCCGAAGAAATCTTACCTAAAGACGAAATAAATTCACCTCGTTTAACTTCCATACCTTGCCAACTTGCGTCTTTGTGATTCGCTTTTAATAGCAAATAAATAAACAGGTGTACCGCTTCGCTTTTGTTAAACCATTCCCAATCTAAAAACTTTCGGTGTATCTTAATCCAACCGCTCATA